ATAATGCTCCGACACAAACTTTTTCGGGGGAGCCACGCGTAGAATGATTTGTCTCCCGTGTAGACAGGGCGGAACTATGAACTCCTACGGGAGAGATGTCCTCGCGTACGAAAGACATCGCGATTGCGAATATCCAACCTCGTGTCCTTGCCAACATCGCGTAGGAAAAGACAATAAAAAAACCCCAATGCGTACCGAAGTACGCACTAGGGTTTAGTTTTACTCTACGCTAACGCGAGAGCAAGTATTCCACACGATACGGACAGCACCGCGAATCCCATATAAACAAGGAATCGGATTTCTTCCCATAGCGTAGTTTGTTCATCAAACATCGTACTCCTCGTCTAGTAGATTTACGGGTGATGGTATCACAATTTCATAATCCACCACGCTATCCAAGTCGGTGAGTCCTAAGACGCGTTGTGCTTCACGCCTCTCGTAGTAATCTTGGTTAGCCCATATCCCGTCCAGATCGCGATAACGCATAGAGTACTCGTAGCACTCATCGTAAGCCTCGCAATTTAGGCATAGATTTCTGGCACGCATAGCACTATCCGTGTAAGAGTGCCGTTGAATTTCTACGTGAGAATTAACTCTCGTGATAGAACTTCTATCGGGAAAGAAGTCATCTGGAGTTTCACTCTCCACGCATAGTGCTTTGCTCTTGAAGCGTGGCATCATAAGAAACCACCACGCATAAAGAACACACGGAACGAACACGCTTCGTCCTCACCAACGCAAGGATTACCACGGGTAGCACCACAATTTTGACACGGATACTCGTAAGGATTATCCAAGTCAAACTTTTCACGTGGCAGGGGTTTATACCGAAGGCTCGTGTGTTCTGAGCCTTTGCGATACATCACCACTACACGTACGGGGCCGTCAATTTCCCAGCCTTCCTCTATGCGTAGATATTCTCCAGCAAGCAGGTCAATAGTCGCGTACTCAGTACCCGTTCTATCTCCCTTGTGCCACGTGAGAGAGTCCCACGTGGCTTTCAGTTCGCGTACAGATTTACCCACGGAGCGTTCCAATCTTTGCCCACGCACACGGATAACAATAATTTCGTTCCACGTGGTAATCCCATTTTGGAACCCATATGGGTGCGTCACAGGCGTAGCAGGACGTTTCAATACAGGTAGTTTCACGTAATTTCACCTCGCTCTCGTGTGTCATCAGAAGTCCGCATCTAACGCGTAGACGTGGAGTGAACCATCTTTGCTCAGTTCCCAACGTACGGGAGTATCAGCAAGGCTCGCGAGAAACTTCTTGCTTGGCATTTCGTTTTTCGCGAACCGCTTTAACAGAACATCGGTTATATCTTGCGTAGGTTCACCAACCCACGAAGCGTGTTCCATATCGCTTTGAGTTTTGTTCCACTCGCTTTCCTTGTAGCACATACAATTTTGCGAATGTGTGTAGCACATCTGGCATACACGGCAGAACGGGCAAGTCCAATCAGATAATTCGGGAGATTGAATCCACGCCTTACACTTGATACAAGCAAGTCCGTCATACCCGTCATACGATTCGTAAAGATTGTAATCTTCATCGTATGAACTACGTGGGGAAGTTAAGTCGCCTAGATTTTGGCGAGATAACCAACCGCCGTGTTCATCGTACGCACTTCCACGATACATCGTGTACGTAGAAGGCTTGTACGTGGTGTTTGACCACCATACACCAGACTCCTCACGTTCACCCTTGTCCTCGTTGAGTACGTAGCACTCGTATTTTGAAGTCGGGTCTACGGATAACACCGCGACTTTTGAGCCAGAGATAAAATCTTCCAGCATATTAAATACCTGCGGATTACCTAACGCAGATACGCCACCTATCTTCGCGAGAATATCCTCGGCGAATACACGTGTATCACTACGCTTGTCACCCGTTTCAATGTCCACGGATATAATTCCGTTGTGAGCCAGAATTGTTCTATCGTCACACACATAGAACGGGTGGCAGTTATCTAAACCAACATCGCCGTGTGTTGCTAGGCGTGCGTGCCAGATAGCGTGACCTTCTGGATATTTCTCACGAAGTTCCAGAAAGCGATTAACTGCCTCGTCTGGGTTCATCGTGTGTTCCACGAGAATACGTTTCTCGCTTGGAATTGCTATCCCGAAGCCGAAGCCATCAGGATTATTTATCGCAGAGTACGTAAGTCTTTCCCGTGATGGGATTACGTTCGGCGGTACTACACATAACATACACATAATTACTCCTCGTCTTCGTGTGTAGGGTAGCGGTCTAACTTCAGACGTGATAGAGAATCTATCCCGACACGTACGAAGTTTGGATACGTTTCTGGTGTATCCATTACGTGAGCCATAAATCTAAACCACGATAACGGGTTTTGCTTTGGCTTGATTTTTAAATCACGTGTGTATTCAATAGATGCCCGTAAGAATTCTACGGCTGATTTCACACGCTTGGCGTTGAGAGAGCCACGGAATATGCGAACTTCTAGCGTGGCATCGTTCAACGAATTGACCGCACTAAAGCGTTCCGTAGGCTGACCTTCTTTGACTTTGGCTACGAGATTACCCTTGTCATTGAAGTTTGCGTATTGCGATACGCGACCTGCTATTGCTTGAACCATTGTCGCGTTATCGTAGATGAGTTTCTGGAACTTTAACTCGTGGTCTTTGTCCTTGAACGCAGTACGTGAAATGTGAACGTGAAGCCCACAATTCGTGTTATCCCACGACCTAAATCCATTACGTGACAACTGGCGGAGAATAGATAAATCTAATCTCTGCCATTCCGTGAATGAGTGTGGGTGCGTGACAATTTCAAAGCCATTGTCAAGTGAGCCATCGTACTTACAATACGCACGTCCGCCGAAGAAATCATTAACTTGTTCCGCGTACTTGTGTATGTTCGTATCGTTGTCCTCGGCTTCCACTTCAAGTTCTACCCCGAAGTAGTAATCATCTATCCCGAAGAATTTTGGAACTGGCTTGTACGAGTAATCGTGAATCGTAGAATCCTCGTCCCTATCGTGGCAATCGTGGTTATCTTCGTAGCGATACGAGTCGCAAGTTCCGCATTGGAACTCATCATCGTAGCAAGTCTCGCACATATCCTGAGAACGTGCTTCTGACCAGAATGAATCACCAAATACCCAATGTTCACGCCATTCGCATAACCAATAACCTTGATTATCGCGACAAGCAGGGCATACGAAACCATCATCGGTTTCTACGCACTTAATCTTGCTGGGGAATCTATGCGAAGCACCGAGACGATAAAACGCACGTTCAGCAACTCCAAGCAAACCACACTCCATACACTTCGTGTGGCAAGCGTTGTGTATCTGAGAAACTTCCCCCGAAAGTGTTGTAATTTCTACGAACACTCCCCAATTCTTGGCGTAAGCCTCTCTCTCGTGAAGGTTTCTATCACCCTCTACGAGAATATACTGGCTACATACGCCACACTTGGGGCGGTCAGTTTTAAGTTCCCCAAGCCAAGTTTTGAACGTGTCTTGAGACGGGAAGATATAGTTATTCACGATACGTACTACACGATGAGAAAGCATCATATTCCATACGTGATACGCACACATAGGATTAGATGTGTTTAATCCATAACTCCATACGTACAACGCACAAGGATTGAAGCAAACGCCACACAGACCGAACTCGGAAAATTCTATGCGAGAGTTCCGATAACTTTCCAGAACCTCGTTGAACACCGAGAGTTGGTCAGGCGTTTGATTCGTGGAATATAAATCCCACGCATTGAGTTGATACTCAGGGTTCCACTTCGCGTCAAAAATCTCCGCGAGTTCCCTGACGTGGGAAGTCATTTGCGTGACTTCCAAGCGACTACTCCGTGAAGTAGGTTGTTCTCCTGACGCAACTTGAAGTTGTCGCGTAGGAGCAACGAAATCACCGCGATAGATGAACTTAACGCGATGACAAGTGCTACGATGGTACCTTCGTCTAGGTACATACGTTTGTCCTTTCGTGTAAGAGAATCTCTTACGAGAGTGAAAGGCTTTGCTCCCGTAAGAGAATCTCAGCCCAGATTTTGAGCCAAAAACAGCCTACCACAGCGGTTTTCAAACAGCAAATCAACGGCGTTTTCAAGAATTATTATTATTAACACGTCCGTAGATTGACCAGAAATCTAACCCGTACTATCGCGTCTAACAGCGAGCAATGTTCTGCGTGTGCGTCTAGGAGACGCCCGTACGTATGTGTGATCGTGAAAAAATTGGAAAATTGCGATCGCAAATCGCGTGGATCACGCAACTGCTATCTATGTCCTACGTGTGCGTACGGGAATCGCGTATAACGCGGTTGATTGAAAAAAAAAATCGCCAGAATCAGCACCGAAAACAGCACCAACACAAACCCAGAAAATCGGCAAAATTGAGCGTGAAATAGCCCAGAATTGAACTTGAACTTGAAAAATGTTAAGATGGTTCCAATGCCAAATTGGCAGATTTAACGAAAGGCAAAAAAATGGAAAAGCAAGTAATTGAAGCAGTAGTCAGTTATTTCATCGCGGACAAAGAATCCGCGAAATCAGCCGTAAATCGGCTAATGTCGGGCTTAGAAAAATCTGGCTCCGTCTCGTACAAGTTGGGTGCCGTTGCTGGTTCCCTCGCAAAATGGCAGGAAGTCACCGAGTTTTCAGCCGAAGACTCAATGGGTGCTGAAGCCCTCGTAGAATTCGCGAAGTACTTCGCTACACTCGCGAAAGAATCGGCTCCCAAAACCGCCGTCAAAGCCGTCAAATCGGTATCCAAACCAGCACCACGCAAAACCGCGAAAGTAGTTGAAGTGGAACAAAATACGGACGCGATAATTAACGCGTTCCTGAAGGCACTTCAAAGCAGATAGTCACCCGACACAAACCGCCACCCGTATCGCGAAAGCGTGCGGGTGGTTTTTTAATGAAAAAATTTCGCCCTCGCTTCGCTCGGGGAATAAGGTACTCGCTCCGCTCGTACCCCCCATAAGCACCCGAAAGGTGTCGCTTCGCGACCCCGGTGCTTATAACCCGCAAGCGGGGAAGGGTACACTATCCAGAAAAATATTTTTTACAGTATTTCAGTATAAATCACTACTTTTAGCCATATAGTATAAATCACATCGTTCGGTTTACTATAGTTGAACGGGTTAGTATATATATGGGGGTAAACGAGCGGAAGTCCATAGCGAGTTTACCTGCTCGGCAGGCTTTATTGCCTGCCTCGCTAAGGGGGTAGTGAGGCACGCTAGAGCGTGCCGAACGAAGGGGGATATTTGGAGTTTTATTATGAGTGCTAAATCTGGTGACGAGCACCACAACGTTAGGGCTTTAAGAGAAGCCAAGTCTAAAGTTTTAGAATATGTTGCCCAAGGTCTGTCTGTGACCGACGCCATATTGAAGTCTGGCCGCAAACCTGATGTGATGAAGGACTGGAGAAAAGACTCCAAGTTTATGAAGTCCCTTGAGGCAGCCAAGGCTGAAGGTGAGAAGGTTCTTTCTATCGTCTCTGGCGATGCTAAGTTCAAAATTGGCTTTGAGGAGTTTTCAAGAGACTTCCTAGAAAGCCCCATCTTCCCACATCATAAATCTTGGATAGATATCCTTGAAGGTAAAGAACCTACCTGGATACATCCAGCGATGACTTATGAACCAGCCTCGGCTAAGAGGTTGTTGATTAACGTTCCACCTGAGCACGCTAAGAGCACAGTCATAACTGTGAACTACTGTGTATACAGAATAGCGATGAATCCCAATGTGAAGATTACCATTGTCTCTAAAACTCAGGAACGTGCCAAAGAATATCTTTACTCAATTAAGCAACGTCTCTCTCACGAGAGATGGGCTAAACTCCAAGCCATCTATGGAAGTGCTGGTGGTTGGAAAGAGGACTCTGATTCCTGGAAAGCAGACCGCATCTATGTGGCTCGCGATTCTACTGAAAAGGATCCTACTGTACAGGCTTTAGGTATCGGTGGTCAAATTACTGGTGCCCGTTCAGATTTGATTATCCTTGATGACGTTGTGACTACAGCCAACGCTCACGAATGGGAAAAGCAACTTCTATGGTTACAGCGAGAAGTTATTACTCGTCTTGGTGATGCTGGTAAACTTTTAATTGTTGGAACCCGAATTGCATCTAATGACCTATATAGGGAGATTAGAAATCCAGAACATTGGTCTGGTGGCAAAACCCCTTTTACTTACTTTGCTATGCCAGCAGTTCTTGAATTTGAAGATAGTCCCAAAGACTGGGTTACGCTCTGGCCTAAATCCCACGTACCGTGGGAAGGCTCTGAAGGAGAGGTTCCTGACGAAAATGGCTTATATCCGAAATGGGATGGTCCCGCCCTTTATCGCCGTAGAGGTGAAGTCTCGGCAAGTGCCTGGGCTTTGGTTTATCAACAGCAAGACGTACAAGAAGATTCTATCTTTCCCCCTAACTGTGTCCAAGGGTCAATCAATGGGATGCGAAAACGGGGGCCAATCAAACCAGGAGTAGCAGGACATCCAAAAGAAAAGGGTGCTTTCTACACCGTAATGGGATTAGATCCAGCAATGACTGGAAAGACTGCAGCGGTAATTATGACAGTAGACCGTATTAGCAGAATGCGTTATATCCTTGATGTTGAAAATATGAAGGATCCAACTCCGCAAAAGATACAAGAGTTGATTGAGAACTGGGTAGATAAATATTCACCCCAGGAAATAAGAATTGAGACTAATGCTCATCAGAAGGCTTACGCCCTAGACGATGATCTACGAACTTATCTTGCCTCTAAAGGCATTAGATTCTCATCCCAATTCACAGGGAAAAATAAGTGGGACACATCATTTGGTGTAGCGGCTATGTCTGGTCTTTTTGGGACTGTAAGAAACAACCTACATCAAGGTGATAACTTAATAGAGATTCCTTCACAAGAAGGTTCTGAAGGTATCAAGGCACTTATCCAACAATTAATAACTTGGAAACCTGATACTCGTTCAGCAACTGACTGTGTTATGGCTCTTTGGTTTTGTGAACTAAGAGCACGTGAAATAATCAACAACGGTAGAATCAATCAAACCCACATACAAAATAGATGGGCAACTCGAAAGCAACTACAAGGTCGTTATAGTGTAAACGTAAACGACTATGAGTTGGCTGCATACGAATAGGAAATTATGGCACTAGAGATTCAAGACATCGCACAACGCGTAGATAACTTAAAACAAAGATACGCTGGTCGCGATGCTCGTATGGCTGACATACTTGCTGTACGCAAAGGTAGAATGGTTGAAGTATTCCCTGACCTATTCCCTGAGGGTATGAACTCTACAATGGTAGCAAACTTTGTAGATGTAGCAGCAAGAGACTTAGCCGAAGTATTAGCACCACTACCATCATTTAACTGCTCAACAACTAACTCTAGTTCAGACCGTGCTCGTGCATTTGCAGATAAACGCGGTATGATTGCAAACAACTACGTATACCAATCACGTCTACAATCTCAAATGTATTGGGGTGCTGATTGGTATTTTACTTATGGCTTTTTACCTATCCACGTAGAATTAGATTTTGAATTAAAACTTCCACGTATCCGTGTTGAAGACCCAATGGGTGCATATCCAGAATATGATCGCTTTGGTCGTTGCGTAGCATACGCAAAACGATATATGAAAACACTTGGTGAACTTGTTAATGAGTTCCCTGAGTATGCAGGTGCTATCCTAGGTAAACTTGGTTACAACCAAAATACAAATGCCGTAGTAGAACTTATCCGTTATACTGATAAAAATACTATTTGCTTGTATATACCTAGTCGTGGTAACTTAGTTTTAAGTAAAGCAAATAATCCACTTGGTAAGATGCTTACCTACATTGCTCGTCGTCCTGGAATTGACGAAGAATCACGTGGACAATTTGATGATGTTTTATATGTACAGTTAGCACGTGCACGTTTTGCTAACCTAGCAATGGAAGCAGCCGAGAAGTCTATTCAGGCTCCTTTGGTTGTTCCTAATGATGTTACAGATTTGCCTATGGGTCCTGATGCGATTATTCGCACAGCCTCTCCGCAAAGTGTTAGTCGCGTCAGACTTGACGTACCACCATCTGCATTCCAAGAACAAGCAGCATTGCAATCTGAATTGCGTGTGGGTGCTCGTTACCCAGAAGGCAGAACCGGAAACATTGACGCCAGTATTATTACTGGTCAAGGTGTACAAGCACTTCTAGGTGCCTTTGATTCACAAATCAAGGCTGGGCAAACCATCCTGGCAGAAACCTTTGAAGAAGTTATTAAGGCTTGTTTTGAAGTTGACCAGGCTGTGTTTGATGTAGAGAAATCGGTTAGAGGAATCGCTCAGGGTACTCCGTACG